AGCCCCAGCGGCTCACGCGAGAGCTTGCGATTAATTTCAAAGCCGTCGAAGGTGACGAAAACAGCCGGAGGATCAAGCTGAGCTTTAGTTCGGAAGAACCATACGAAAGGTGGTATGGCCCCGAGATTCTCGATCACAAAGAAGAATCCGTCCTTATCGACAGGCTCCGCAATATCGGGTGCGTTTTATTTAACCATCACAGAGACCAAGTCGTCGCCAAAATTTTGTCAGTTGACATCGTAGGCAATCGCGGCGAAGCTGAAATCGAGTTCGACGATGACGAGCTCTCAGAAATAATCTTCAAGAAGGTTAAGAGCGGAACCCTTAAAGGCGTTTCGGTCGGATATGTAGTTTATCGCTACGAAACCGTCAAAGAAGGAAAGAAGTCGTCCGACGGACGCTTCACGGGCCCGTGCAGCATTGCGACAAGCTGGGAACCTTTCGAGATTTCTATTGTTTCAGTGCCTGCGGATCCGACGGTCGGCGTCGGCCGTGAATTAGAAGCCGTTCCACAGCGGCAAGCAGCTGACGACCTCGAAATATATCGAGCACAGCTGAAAATCAATCAAAATCTTTTATACGGAGGTTTAATCAAATGAGATTACTTTTACAGTTGCTCTCCCGGCAGCAGGCAATCATCGACGCAGCAAGCGCGGAAAACAGAAGCCTGACGGATCAGGAGAGAGAGGAATTCAATTCCATTCAGGCACAGATCAGAGCGCTGCAGGATGAAGGTGGCGCAGGAGAAGGCGGCGAGCCCGCAGAGCCGGCAGGCACGCCGGAACCCACGCCCGCAGAGCCTGCCGGAGAAGGTCAGAGCAGACAGATGACGCCCGAGCAGGCGCGTCAGCAGGAGCGTGAGAGAATCACCGCCATCAACTCCATGTGTCGCGATCTTCACATCCCCGACGAACGCGCAAGAGAGATGATCGACAGCGGCGCCTCTCTCGAAGTGGTCAGAGAAGCCATCATCGAGGAGCTGAGAGCAGGCCACGCTCCCGTGCCGAGATCCGGCGCGTCTGTTCGCACAGCGACCGGCGGCGTTCAGATCCTCGAAACAGAGGAGCAGCGCTTCGTCAGAGCTGCTGTCGACGGCCTTCTCATGAGAGAACAGGTGGTCACCGAGAACAACGCAGCAGAAGGCGCTCGCAATTTCGCCGGTATGTCGCTTAAAGAGCTCGCGACGGAGGCGCTCAAAAGAGACGGATTCAACGTTTCAATGAAATCCGCAGACGACATCTTCGCAATGGTCATGAGAAGCGCATTCAACCCGTCGGCATCGTTCCCCACCATCATGGATCAGGCGATTCAGAAGGCATACGTTGAAGGCCATAAAACCGCAAACGTCACCTTCGATGTTTTCACTAAGAAGGGCACGCTTACCGACTTCAAGAAGCACGATAACAATTACCTGAGCGGTCCCGCCGGCGAGTTCCTCGAAGTTCCTGAGAACGGAGAGCTCAAGGCAGACACCATCTCGGACAAGAAACGTCCGCAGCGTCAGCTCAAGACCTACGGTCGTCAGTTCACGATGACACGTCAGGCATTCATCAATGACGACATCGGCTTTGTTACGAGAATTCCGGCTAAGTATGCCAAGAGCGCACGCAAGACCATCAACAAGCAGGTATTCAAAATCCTGATCGACAACCCGAAGATTTATGATGGAAAGAACCTGTTCCACGCAAGCCATGGAAACCTCGTGACAAACGGCAGCGGCATCACAGCGGATTCGCTCAAAGCGATGATCCTCGCCATGAATGCCCAGCTTGATGAATTCGAGGATGCGGCAATCATTCGCCCCGCATACATCGTCGTTCCTTCCGGCTACGCTTTCGACATGTACACCATTTTCTTCTCCCCGACAATCAACACAGCCGGCAACACGCAGGCAGTCAACCCTCTCTTCCAATATAAGGACAAGATCCAGATCGTGGAGGATCCCACCATCAACGCGCTTTGTGGCGGATTCGGCAATGTAATGCCTTGGTGGCTGATTGGTGACAAGGACGACACCGATTTCATTGAGGTTGATTACCTCAACGGTCAGGAGGTGCCCACGCTTCGCAGAACAGAGCCTGCAGGCACGCTCGGCTTCGTTTGGGACGTCTACCTCGACTGGGGCATCAATGTCATGGACTTCCGTGGTGCAGTCAAGAACCCCGGCGTCACCATTAACAGCACGCTTTAATATAAGGAGGAAACACAGATGAAAGGCACATACTGGCAGCCCGGTGCAAAGATTGACTACACCAACAGCACCGAAAGCAAAATCGAGGCGAACACCGTTGTTGCTCTCGGCAACAGGATCGGCGTTATCGGCACGGATATCGAGCCCGGAGCGCTCGGCTCGGTAATCACCGAGGGCGTGTTCATTCTCGACAAGACTGACAGCACCGAAGCCATCACGCTCGGTGATGCGGTCTATTTTGACGGCGAAGGAATCACCGCAGCCGCGCAGACCGGCGAAGGCAACGACGCAACAGACAACACGCTCGCAGGCTGGGCGATCAAAGCGTCGGCGGCAAACGATCCCGACGTCTATGTAAAAATCGGTTAATGGGTTCGTTCAAAGAGCAAATCGGGAAGGACATAACAGACGTCTTTTTGAACAAGGAGGAGTTTTCTGACGTCCACACGATAGACGGCAAAGCAATGACCGTTCAGGTGGACGATAACGAAGCCATCGAAAGGCAAATGCGTGAAGTAAAGCCAAACACAGAAGGCGTTTACGTAAAGCAGAAGCTCATATATGTATCAGAGGCAGAGTTCGGAGACCTCCCGTTCATAGGACGGTTGCTCAGATTTGACGGTAAGTTGTACAGAGTAGTGGATGCCGCGTCAGAAGCAGGCATCCACTCCATCACCCTCGAGGCAAATAAATCATGAGTGTAGTTTTTCAGATTGACGCAAGCGCTGCCGAAGGCGTCAAAAAAGGCTTAGGCGAGCTTCAGGCTAAAACGCCTCAAGTCTTAAAAAACGCCATCAACTCGACCGCGAAGAAAATGCGCGTCAGAATGGTGGAGCAGGCTCAAAAATCCTATACGGTAAAAAAAGCCAGATTCAACAAAGCAACCACGATTAAAAATGCGACTGTAAGATCCATGACGGCAACAATCACAGCCAAGGGCGAGCCGATGGAGCTTAAAGACTTCAAGACAAGCCCTGCAACGCCTCCGGCAAAGCAAAAGCGAGGCAGGAGCACGCGTGCAAGGGTTTACAGCTCGAGCCAGCTGAAGCCGCTGGAGAAAAACGGAATTAAGGCATTCGTGACAAGATTCCGAAACGGCCATGTTTCAGTCGCTCAGAGGCGGACGAAAAAGAGACTACCGATCAAGGTTCTTTTTTCGACGTCAATCCCGCACATGATAGGCAACGAGGAAAAAGTGATGGAAGTAATTATGCCGGATATCCAGCGCGTTTACGGCGATGAAGTATCCGCACAAATGGAAAAGATCATTGACAAAGCAAGGAGGACGCCATGACATTAGGAACATTCGTCGCGGATATGTGCGACGAAATACGGTTATTGTTCCGGGAATGGAAATTCAAAGATGAAAGCGGCGAGTTTTCAAGCGTTTCAGTGTTCGAGCAAGCCCTCCCGATCCCCACCGGAGAAGATGAGCCCGAACCGTTCCCTTATATCGTCGTTAGAATCGAAGATGGAGGATCAACAACTCCGACAGCACCGGAAACAGTCAGGGTTAGATTCACAATCGGAATATTTGACGAAGCTCAAAACAACCACGGGCACATTGACGTGCTCAATGCCATAGACAGAATTCGTCAACGCTTCGAGAAGAATCAGCTGCTCAAAAAGCAATACCTGCGGCTGCAGTCCGATCAATTCCCGGCACGCTGGGCGGTTCCGGATGACGACACCTTCCCTTATTATTTCGGAGCGCTCGAAATGTTTTTTGCAATTCCAAAAATCGAAACCGAGGAGGACTTCACATGAAGAAGAAAAACGCAGATGTGCAGGCGGCTCCTCTCGCCTACGTCGGCCCCACTATTCCCGGAGTGGCAACGAAAGGCGAGGTCTACACCAACGGACTGCCTGCAGCATTATCGGCGGTCGCGGAGCAGCGCCCGCTCATAAAAAAATTAATCGTTGAGCTTGCCGAGATGCCGAACGCGCAGAAAGACATCATCCTTCAGCGCGGCGTTTATTACGCAGCATTCAAAGCAGCCACAGAATAAAGGAGGAATTTCAAATGCCTTACCAGCACGGCATCACCATCTCCGAGGTAAACGGAACCGACGTCGGTTCCCTGCAGTCAACCGCAGGGATTCACGTAATCGTCGGCAAAGCGCCCGTGAACCTCGCAGCGGATCCTTATGCAGTAACCAACGTCCCGACGCTCGTTCATTCATTCGACGAGGCAAAGACGCTGTTCGGTTATTCGGAGGATTTCGCAAACTACAATTTGTGCGAGGCGATGTATGCATACTTCAAGCTCGTGCGCGTCGCTCCGGTCGTATTCATCAACGTACTGAATCCGAGCACACACAAAACAGAAGTAACAGAAACCATCACCGTCACCAATTCACAGGCAACCATCTCCGCAAGCGGCGTCTTGCTCGACACCATCAGCGCAGTCAGTGGAGAAAACGACCTCGTGCGCGGCACCGACTACATCGCTGCATTTGACATCGATGGCAAAGTCGTTATTTCCGCTTTGACGGACAAAGTCGGCGCGACGATTTCAATTACCGCGCAGAAGCTGAACCCGGAGGCAGTAATCGACTCTGACATCGTCGGCGGCTTCAATGCCACGACCGGAGCGATGACCGGCATCGAGCTCGTGCGCTCTGTATATCCTAAATTCGGCAGATTTGCCTCGATCGTAATCGCGCCCGGCTTCACCTCCGCTGTTGTTGCGGCAGCGCTTCAGGCTAAGACCACGGACGTGAACGGCTCCTTTTCCGCCGAAACAATCATCGACATCGCCGACAGCGCAGCCGTTCCCGCGAGCATTAAGGCGGCCAAGGATTCAGCTGCCATCATTTCTCCCCACGCGATCGCCGTGTGGCCGAAGGCAAAGGTCGGCCAGCGCGTAATTAGCTTGTCGGCTATCTTGGGAGCCGTCCTCGCATATTACGACGCGATGAACGACGATGTGCCGTGCCTGACGCCGTCCAACAAGACAATCGGCATTTCGGCAATCTGCAACTCCAGCGGAGCTGAAATCTACATCGATCAGGCAACGGCGAACGCGCTGAATGGTTTCGGCATCGTAACCGCAATCAATCTGAATGGTTGGAGAACGTGGGGCAACAATACAGCGGCTTACCCGGAAACCACCGAGCCGAAAAGCCGTTGGATCGGTTGTCGCCGCATTTTCAGCTGGCTCGAAAACAGGTTCATCATTCAGTATCTCTCGCGGATCGACAGCCTCGCAAACTACAGACTCGTCGAGTCCATCCTCGAGGACGAGAATCAGTTCCTGTCCTCGCTCGTAGCAGGCGGCAAGTGCGCCGGCGCAAGAATCGAATTCATCAGCAGCGAGAACCCAGTCGAGCAGCTGGAAAACGGCAGAATCGTATTCCATCAGTTCTTAGCCCCTTATCCGCCTGCAGAATCCATTGAGGGAATCTTCGAGTATGACGCCAGCATGCTCGAGAACGCCTTGATCAATATCGGAGGTGAAAACGAATGAACATCCCTGAAGTAATCAGTAATTTTAACGTCTACGGAGGCGACAACAGCAAATTGATCGGCGTTTCCGGAGAAGTAACACTCCCCGATCTCAGCGCTGTTACAGCGACCGTTTCCGGAGCCGGCCTGCTGGGAGACATGGACGTGCCCGTGCCGGGACAGATCGGTTCAATCGAGCAGGCTATTCCGTTTAACGTTTTGACGGTAAACGTCTTCAAGCAGTTCAAGCTGAACAAAATTGCAACAGTTATGTTGCGCGGCGATATCCAGACAATCGACTCCGCGACAGGAGCGTATAAACACGTGGCGCTTAAGACCACGTTCAAAGGATATGTCAAATCAATTTCGCCCGGTAAAGTCAAAGCCGCTGACACCATGGGATCAAGCGTAACGCTTGAATTGACCTATGTCCATATCGAGATCGACGGTCGGACCGTCATCAAGATTGACAAGCTCAATGAGGTGTTCATCGTAGACGGCGAAGATTTGCTCGCAGACATTAGAAAGAATTGTTAATAAAAAAGGGCGGGCAACCGCCCTTTTGCTTTTTGAGAGGAGAAACGACAATGGACGATAAGAAAATCGTTAAAATCGATGAAGAAACATCCGCCGAAGTTGATACGTCAAAAGTGTTCAAGTTGGTTAAGCCCGTTACATTCGAAGGCAAGGAATACACGGAAATCGACTTAGCAGGACTCGAAGATCTCAACGGCAGAGACATACGTGAGCTTGATCGCCTTTTCAAAATTAAAGGTGGAAGAATCGCGGGCAA